ACGCTTTAAGCACAGCATTTTAAGTGCTGAGTGTCTACCATTTCCACCACGGAGGCATTAACTACATTTTTTCATCAAAGACTGAATTACGGTCAGATGTGGCCGCCCACCGAGGTGGATGTGGTAAAGGTTCATCTTCAAATGGTACAATGTCAACATTGCCATCAAAGTGATAACCAGATACTTTCAAAAACAATTCAAATGCACGGCACATTTCAGAAATTGTAGCATCTTCATCTACAGTAATTTCTGCCGTATAATGTGGTTCATCTTCAAATGTTTCTGAATAATAGTGTTTAATAAAGGTACTACCTTTTTTAGTTTCAACAGCCATTGTTTCGTCCTTCTTCTACTGCTTTATAAAATTCATCTATAGCTTCTGAGTTTTCTGGTTGTTTTAATTCATCAAACAAACCACCCCAATCTTTACGAGGTGCATATTCATTTAATTCATAATGTTTACAATGTGTGTCCATCATTTTTTCACTATGAGCAATTAAAAGATTAGCAAAACCATAAAGTGTGGTATGCACATCATCTTCCGTTTGTTTCCATTTGCCGTCATATAACATATCAGCATAGTTCTTAATCATTTCTGAAAAATTACTTATTTGTATGATTTCATCTTCCACATCAAATCGTGTTTTTTCAAATAATGCGGCCATCTTTTTCTCCTCTTAGAAATTGGCCTGCTCGGCAGGATTCGAACCTGCGACCCACAGCTTAGAAGGCTGTTGCTCTATCCAGCTGAGCTACGAGCAGATGATTGTATTATGCAGGTGTATTGATTGATTGTCAAGCCTCTTTTGGCAATTTGTGAAAAATAATTAATTGGTCGGAGTGGTAGGATTTGAACCTACGACCCTCTGGTCCCAAACCAGATGCGCTACCAAGCTGCGCTACACTCCGTTAATTTAAAGCGTACATTAAAGTACCGAATGTCATAACAGTAAAAAATGCGTTAGTGACAATAAGTGATTTTTCTTTCCACATTATTGAAACAACTAACCAAGCTAAACTGCCGAATCCTAATATGATAGGTCCTAATGGATAATATCCTAGTGAGTTAATAACTCCACCTACGGCCAATATGGCCGTAGCAACCCATTTTAAAATTTGGTCTATTTTCAAGTGTTCTCTCATTTAAGACAGGTACAAAGGACCTGTCCAGTTAATATAAAAATTGCCTTCAAGTACATTGCCTCGAGCTTTGTTTAAAGCAGGCGCTCTCCATCCAGCAGGTTTCAAAATGTCACCAACTTTAAAACCCATTGCTTTAGTTTTATCAGTAAGTTTTTTGATAACAAAAGCGTGAACAGAATTGTCACGGATAACTTTGATGTAATTTTGACCTGGTTGTACAGAACAGTTTTTTTCAAAGTTCGCTAAAGTTTCATCATAATAACTTGAGCCTTCAGCACGGCCTTTTTCAGTCCATTTTGCATAGTCAAGTTTTGAACCTTCAATTAAGTTCTTTACGCCTTCATCTAAGGTCTTTGCAGATTTAGTTACTTGTACAGTCATATTATTGTCCTTTCTTCATAGTTAATACAGTCATTATACCAGATATGGCCATAATGGCAACCATTATTCCGAACATAAACCAGTTTTCTTGTCCCATACAAGCACCGGCACAGTCCTCAATACTTCCGACTGCTAAAATAGCAGCCAAAATAGTAGTTATTGCGAAAAAATTAGTCATAAATTGTTGTCCTTTCTCATTTTTCATTATAGTTATATAATATCATAGATAAATAGTGTCGGCAAGCACTTTTTTAAAAAAAATCAATTAAAAAAGCAAGTAAAATCAAGGGTTTATGAATTATTTTGTTCTAGTTTTGTTCTTTTTTCTCATTTCCTGCTCAGGAGTACGCCAAAATTGCAAAATTTCGCCAGATTTAGAGCGAATCGGCGAATCAGCATTAGAAAATAGAGAAAATTTATCAGAAACCGAGCTTCGAAGTGGCAAAGTTGCTTGTAATTTTTAGCCTAAATATAAAAAAGAGAGGTAATAATGGAATATTGCAGTAATTGTGGGCATCAATGTCATTGTGGCAGCCCTTGTATCAAAGAACATACAGACGGCGACGGAAAAAAGATTGAAATTGAGTGTTGCAAAGAATGTAGATGTGATACTCCAGTCAAAAAATAGGATTTTATGGCAAAAATGAGAATGTTTAAGTTTTGGAATGAAGCAGGTGATACACAAGAAAAAGAAGAGATTAGTTTAAAGAAAGCTATCAGGTCAGTTCAATCTCAATTTAAAGACACAATGATAAGTGTTGAGTATATTAGTAAAAAAGGTAAAGAGATGTGTCATTCAGTAATCATACCAATTGGTAGAAAAGTTAAACAAGCAATGATACAAGAGAGAAGACGAGAAGCTTTAAAAGCGAAACAGGCTAGATAATGCCGGCAGTTTGTAGAGTTGGTGACAGTTTATCTACAGGACACATATGTGCCAGCACCACTACTATAGCTTCATCTAATACAGATGGTACCGTTAAAGCAAATGGTATCAATATTATTGTTGTAGGTGCGCCTACAGTATCACACCCATTTCCACCAGCACCACCTTGTGCTCCACATGTTGCAAACTTAAACGCAGGTTCACCAAATGTATTTGTGAATAGTATTCCTGTAGGTAGAATTGGTGATAGTGCAGATGCAGGTGCTATGACTTCAGGCTCTTCTAGTGTTTTTGCAAATTAAGTTGCAAAAAACTTTATAAATATTACCGTTATGGCAGTTTATGACGCATCATCTAAAAGTAAGAGTACACGAAATTCCAGAAGGTTTAGGGATATTGACCTAGACTTTAACCGTAATGCTGTAACAAATGATGTTAATGTTGTTGAAGATGTGGTTGCTATTAAGAGAGCAGTAAAAAATTTAGTACAAACTAATTTTTACGAAAGACCATTTCAACCTGAATTAGGTTGTGGTGTTAGAGAGTTATTATTTGAACCTTTTACACCAATGACTGGTATATTTTTAAAAAGAAAAATAGAAGAAGTTTTAATCAACTATGAACCAAGAATTGATTTACAAAATGTTAGAGTTGATGACGACCAAGATAATAACAGATTAGTTGTTGACATTTATTTTTATGTAGTAGGTGTTCCAGGTCCACAAGTAGTCACAACATTTTTACAAAGGCTGAGATAATAAATGTCAAACCACAAATTAATAGTATCAGATTTAGATTTTGACCTAATAAAAACAAATCTTAAAAACTTTTTACAAGGTCAATCACAATTTCAGGATTATGATTTTGAAGGTAGTTCATTATCAGTTCTATTAGACATTTTATCTTACAACACACACTATCTTGCTTATCTAGCAAATATGGCAACCAATGAGTTGTACTTAGATAGTGCAGACATTAGAAACAATATTGTATCATTGGCAAAAATGATTGGTTACACACCATCATCACCAAGAGCACCAATGGCCAATATTAATGTTAGATTAAATAATGCAACAGGCACCTCAGTAACTATGAACAAAGGTACAGTTTTTACAACAACTGTAAATGATGTATCTTATCAATATGTAACTAATTCAGATTTTACAACTATTCCTGTAAACGGTGTTTATGAGTTTAGTAACATTACAATTTATGAAGGCACACTTGTAACATTTAAATACACTTATGATGTAAATGATGTTGACCAAAGATTTATTATTCCAAGTGCAAATGCAGATACATCAACTTTAAAAGTTTCAGTTCAAACAAGTTCAAGTGATTCATCAACATCAACATACTCACTTGCCGGTGGTTATAATAATGTTAGTTCAACTTCAAAAGTTTATTTTATACAAGAAAGTGAAGATAACAAATATGAAGTTTATTTTGGTGACGGTATTAATGGTGCTTCTTTAGATGACGGCAATATTGTTATCTTACAATACATTGTTACAAATAAAACAGCAGCTAACGGTGCAAGTTCATTTAGTTTACAAGGCAATGTTGGAGGATTTACAAATGTTTCTATTACAACAAATTCATCAGCACAAGGTGGTGCTGAGGGTGAAACAGATGAATCAATTAGACATAATGCACCATTACAATATGCAGCTCAACAAAGGGCAGTAACAACTACAGATTACGAAACACTTGTTCAATCATTATATCCAAATGCATTATCAGTTAGTGCTTGGGGTGGTGAAGATGATGAAACTCCAAGATATGGTATTGTTAAGATTGCAATTAAGGCCGCTTCAGGTTCTACTTTAACAGAAACAACAAAACAATCTATTATTGATTCATTAAAACCTTATAATGTCGCTTCAGTATCTCCTCAAATTGTTGACCCACAAACAACTTCAATATTGTTAACTGTAAATGCAAAGTATGATGCTAAATCAACAACTAAATCTACAGATACTTTAAGGTCAGATATTATTACAGCAATTACAAATTACAATACATCAACATTACAAAAATTTGATGCAGTATTCAGATATTCAAAATTAACAGGTTTAATTGACGGCACAGATACAAGTATTTTATCAAACATTACCACAATTAAAATGAGAAAAAGATTTACACCTACTTTAGCATCATCTACAAGATATGACATTTATTTTAGAAATGCTTTATTCAATCCACATTCAGGACACAATACAGCTGCAGGTGGTATTTTAACTTCAACTGGTTTTAAAGTTACTGGAAGTGATTTAGAAATGTTTTTAGATGATGATGGTGCAGGCAATGTTAGAAGATATTATTTACAATCAGGTATCAGAACATATGCAAATGAAACACAAGGCACAATTGATTATGATACAGGACAAATT